GGCGAGCAAGCACCGGATTAGCTGAAACAGCTTGTTTAGCTAATATTGAAATACTAGCTGTTTTTGTTGGTTGTTGTTGATTGTTTTGCACTACAGAAGATAAAATTGCAAGTATTGCTTTCTTTTTAAGTTCAGGGTTAGACATTATAGTTGGAAGAAAATCAGAGTTTAATTGATTAATGTAAGGAAAAGCATGTTGTTTATATTCTGGTTTATATAATGGAAGATTAGGTTCTTGTCGCTTCCACTGTTCATACTTTATTTTTGAAAGTAATTCTGCTACACTCTTACGATCTCCATAGTTTTTTGGACTTGTTGGATATTTTTCGTGAAAAGGAATGTAACTTTCTAAAACTTTTTTGTCTTCAAGATCATTATGTTGTTTAATATGTTTTGGTGCTTCAACAAACTCTTCTAATAAAGCTTCCGCTTCACTTGGTTTACTTAATCGCTTTCCGGGATTTTTTTCAATCCAATTTCGTCGCAATTCACTTAAATATGCTGAAAATTCAGTGGGGGTTCCGAAATAATCAAGCTGTGTTCGATTATCTTCACTAGTACCGACTCCCGCAAACTGGTACGCGTTTCGATTATTTTTAAATGCGTCTAAATTGTTTCTAAATACATTTGGACCATGTGCCATTTCATGTCCGCCAGCAGGTCCTCCTCGCGGAAGCGTTTGCGCAGCATGTGTAAGCTCATGCCCAAACATGTTTTTCCACCAGTCATCTTGACCGTTGGGACCAAGTTTAGGATTTACCACTATAAACGCATTGCCACTAGCATCGTGAGTCTGATAAGCACCGGATCGACTTGGATTATTCGGATCACTAAAGCCAAGAGAGCTCTGTCCACGCCTAAGCCAGCTTTCTAAACCAGGCACCTTATTTCCAGTCGCAATACGGACGTATTTTTCTAGATCTTGTCGTCCATGTACTGGTAATCCTTCTAATAAGGCATGTTCTTGCCATTTTTGTGAATCATCAATTGCCTGCTCAAATCCTCCTGGGTATTTTGCGTATAAAGGCTTCATATAATCGTAAATAGTTACATCAAATTCTTCATTGTTTTTTGGCGGATTAAAATAATCAAACGGAACATTTCGTTTTTGTTGCCCAAACGGAATTTGTGTAACTGGTTGTTTTATTGGTTGCTGATTTTGCTCTTGTCTGTATTTAAAATACCCTGTTCTTGATGGCATATCACCATACGACTGTTGCGGAACAGCTGGCGTATTTTGATTGGGTATTGTTTGCTGAACTGGAGGCGCTGGCGCTTGAGGAGCGGTTTTAATTGGTTGAGGTTGTGCAATCGGTGTATTCTGACTAGGCGGTGTTGGTACAGGATTTGGCGCTTGAGGAGCGTTTTGAATTGGTTGAGGTTGTGCAATTGGTATATTTTGACTTGCAGGCATTGGCGCTTGCGGCGCGTTTTGCACTTGCTGCGCCGCTAATTTTGCTAATAAATCGATGCTTGTTGCTGACATTCAAGCACCTAAACTGTTTTATTGTGTTCAAAACCGCCTAGCAGTTTTTTGATGTAATGTGCGCCAAGAGGAATTCCGGCCGTTAAAGCATAAGTTGGCAACCCTATAAATGCCCCAATTCTTGATCTGGCACCCAAACGTTTTAAAATGTTAGCTCCTCTGATACTTGCATCTGTTTCAAGCGCTAATAGCGGCAAGTTAGCTGCTGTTCCCGCAAGTGCCGCGTTCCTTGAATTTGTCTCATCTCTTGAGAATAACGCGCCTAAACTTCCAAAAAGTGTTCCAAGTCTTGCTGCCTGTTGTGATCTAGCTATAGTTGATGGGTTAAAAACCCATTTTGGCGCTAATGCGTGCCCGACCTCATGAGCAATAGCACTAGCGTTTCTGTCTATTCCATATATTATTCCCGGAGTCGGGCCACGACGAAGACCAATGCCCAAATCCGGAAGATAGTGTGGAAAAGCACCATAAGATGTTCTACCCCTATAAGCATTCATTAAAATACCTTTACTTCTAGCAAATCTTACCAATTTATTGGCTAAGTCATACCCAGGACCACCAGCAGTTCCTTTATAATTAGAAAGAAATTTTCAGCTACATATTTTTTATATGGTCTATTCGCATAAATAACTGGATTTAAAAAATTACCAAGAGCCCCCCACCTCCAGTCTAAACCTTTGTCATCTCCTCTAAGAAAATTACTTACAGGATTGTTACTTAAAGACCAATTCGTATATGGTTGACTATAGTTGTTAAAGTTTTGATTTGTATATGGTTGACTATAGTTGTTAAAGTTTTGATTTGTATATGGTTGACTATAGTTGTTAAAGTTTTGATTTGTATATGGTTGACTATAGTTGTTAAAGTTTTGATTTGTATATGGTTGACTACGAGTGTTAGCGTTTCCTTTATCTAAACCTTTATTTTGCCAAAAAGGCGGTTCGTTATATTTAGCAAAATTTTGTTGTTCAGGATTATTGCTAAAAGGCAGAGAAGGTTTTGCGCCTTCACTGCCTTGCTGTGCTGATAATTCCGCTAATTGAGTAATGTCCACAACAAAACCTCAATTAACAATTCCACTTGCGAAGGGCCTTGTTGATGCGTGAATCAGGATCGCTAGCCGTTTCACTGCTTGTCAACTTCTTTTTCATGCCACCCATTCTTGCGCAAAAGCTAGCTTTTCGACCAGCCCTCTCACCCGTTGGCTTATCTTCCGTAACCGGCGGCTTGATGTTTTGACCTTCTGCTTTAAGACTAGCACGACCTTTGGCGTTCAATCCACCTTCAGGATTCTTGCCTTCAGCCCTCTGCCAGGCGTCGCCACTTGACTTTACAGTTTTATTCCATGACTTCTGATCAGGATAATCCTGATCACCTGGCTTAGCTGGCTTTTCGCCACGTTTGCGTTTAGCGTGAATATTAGCCCAAAGACCGCGTTCTTCAGCTTGCTTAATCGCAAGCAGTCTTCCAAGCTGTTCAATAACTGATGCTTGTTTGCAATTGCAATTTACTTCGCCACATTCTTCGCACTTAGTTTCGCGACCATTATTTTGATTGTGCAGACAATCGGCTTTTTTTTCTTTTTCTTTCTTCTCTTTGCCGCCAACAGGACGACAGCTGCCGTCGCTATAGGCTTTCTTGCCAGGAACAGCTTCATAGCCCTGCCAGCAACGAGCAGCTTTAACCAAATCAATAAATGCTTTCTTTTCGGCAAAACTAAGCTGATAACCTTTCTTTTCTGCTTTTGCCAAATTTTGCGATTTGTCTGATATACGTTTTAGAAGATCATAAACTCCCATGCCCGCTGCGCCACCTGCTCCACCGCCAGCAATTGCACCAGCCGGAGATAAAACATTTTGAATCAATTTTTGAGTACCAGGAGACACTAATTTGTTTGCAATTAATGGAGACTTTCCAAGTAATGTTCCAGCAGCAAGCCCAGCACGACCACCTACGACACCTGTCAAACCAGCTAAAGCTCCCCGTAACGCAGCCTGAATGCGTGCATTTTCTTTTGGATAAACATCTCCGCGAATTCTATTCAAAATTGGATTGTTGCTGGATGTAACTTCCGGCGTATGCGCAGCACCAGCTGCCGCACCACCCAATGCTCCTAAAGCTTCAAGTATACCAATTGCTTGTTTTTGCATTGTGTTTTTTTGTTTTTCATCAATTACAGTTTCATTACCCTCATTAGTTTTTTCTTTTTTAAGATTTTTATCTTTAACATTTTTAGGCTTTAAAAAATAATTAATTAAACTACGCACAAATGCTTTCTTTTCTTCTTCTTTGTCTTTGACCTTTTCAGGTAACTTTTTGCCTTTGCTAGCTTCATTCCATTCATCCACGTCTACACCCTGCCCTTCAAGCTTTTCCCTGTTGGCGTTGAAATATTTGCGTTGAGCTTCTGACTTATATGGCATGATCCACCTCAATGTTAAGATTTTGAACCATCCTTACCTTTACGCATAGCAAGCAACAACCCACCTAAACCAGCAAGTCCAGCAGCAGGTAAACCACCCCGCACATTGAATTTTGCTGCTCCTGGCACTGGCATAATTCCTTTTACATCAATTCCTCGAATAGCCCAAGGCGCAGCACTAATTGCACCAAGTCCAGCTGTTGTCTGAGGATCAATCTTTTCCTTATTAGCATATCGTTTTGCCAAATACGCCAACAATGGAATTGAGCCAAGTGCCCTAAGCGCGTTAGGTCTATTATGCCCTGCAACTAACAAATCTTCAAACTTTTCTCTTGCACCATGGCCAATTCGACTAAGTAAAGGTGCCGCAGATCGTGGAGAATCAAGCACGGCTCCTCGATCCAGTAAAACTCGCGTTGGCACACCATTTTGGTCTATTACACCAGTTTGTTTAAACCCAAACACTAAGTCCACAGGATTTAAATTCATTGCTTTGGCTTTATTTCTTAATTCAACATTACCTTTTAAGTTATCCCAGAAACTATCACTAACTTGAGCCAATGGTTGTTTAACAGCATAAACAGGACTACCAGCTGCCGAACCTAATTCATGACTGTATGTGGCTATAGTTGGTATATCTAAGCCTGATCTAGCCGCATACGTCACGTCAGGCTTATACGAAAACTTTAAAACATTGTCTCCCGTAGTTTTAACGGCCATGGCTTCAGAGCCGTAACCTAACAATTTAAATGGATTGTCTGGCTGCTGTCCGGCTAATTCTGAATAAAACATTTTTCGCCAATGAGGATGTGCTGGACTGTGAAAAGGGTCCGAAATGTGACTTGCTGGACTTTGAAAGAAATTGTGCCATTCGTCGGCTTTCTTTTCAGCCCAATGCAAAAAACTAAGCTTAGCTATGCTAAACAAGTCCATAAGCTTTCTCGTGATTATTCAACTAAAATAAATCAAAATCAGTTTCTAACGCTAGTCGTATTTTAAATTACTTAATCGAACACATTAAAAAAATTGAAACGATTTTTTAACTGATTTATTTTTAATTGCTCCGCTTGTTCTATGTATCTCATTTCAAATCTATGACTGTATTGACTAGAAGTCGGCATGGTTCGCCAATTCGGGTAAATCAAATTGAGCATAACTTCTGGTTGATTAGGAATCGGAAGTTCTAGCGGTCCAAAAGGGTGTAGCTTAACTGGCACTATGTCTTTATCAGAAAACGCTTGGAATTTACGATGTCCGTCGTATTCAACAATTATTGTATTTTTATAAAAATCATAAAGCGTTACATCAACATTTGGCCAAGTCCACGCAGCATCACTTCCATACTTGGCTACGGCTGGATTCCATATTTTAGCTAAAAATGGCCCTATCCTTTTAAATTTCCAACCCTTTTCTTTTACTTTGTCTTCTAATACGTCAACTAAGCTACGAGGAAATGCAAAATCTAAATCATCGTCCCAAGGTATTATTCCTTGATGTCGCCACGCTCCTAATAGTGTGCCGTGCGATAACCACCATTTAATTTTAAGAGAACCAAAAAAATCGGCAGTTTCTTTAGCTGTTGAATAGAGCAGTTCATCTTCTTTAGCAGTCATGCGTTTAACAAACATAATTAATCATAATTCTTAAGTTTAGGTTTTGGTTCAAAACCTTTTGGATATGCTGGGAAATTCACAAACCAAAACGTCAAGATCCTATTGCTGTAATTTGTGCATACAGGTCTGTGCATATAAGCGTTGACAAGCTTGTTCTCAGCAAAAGCCATATTGCATGAATGCCCAATTGATTTGAATTTCTCATGCCAGGCCTGAGCTTCAATAGCATTGTCACCCATATCAACAACGAGTTTGGTAAATTCCGGATTTTGAAAAACAACCCATTTGCCACACGCCAAAACCGGCAAAGGATTATCAGTCAAATCAATTAGTTTTCCGCGATTCTCAGACTTTCGTTGCTTAATAAAATCTTGCCAACAAAGCCATTTAGTAGCCATTTGTCTCACCAATTAAAGTTTCAAAAGAATTAATCCAGCAGTCATAAACGCTATTCCAATAATTCCCTTCCAACTTAAATGAATACCGAAAAAAATCACCGGCACGAAATAAGCCACAGCGCAAATAATCACATCCCACATTACGCCATACATATAGATTTTTTGTTTGTCGCCAATTCGCCACAAACAAATTGTCCAGGTCAAGCTTCCAAGAATACCGAGGCAAACCCTAGCCGGAGCAAACCACCATTTATCGTGATAATCCAATGTAAAATCTAGCGTCATACCCGCAGTGCAAAGACAGGTTGCAAACAGCAATAATAACCAAACAACAGGATCAAGCATTGTAAGTCTCAATCAGTTTGGTCAGGTAATGCTGAGCTTTCTTGAGATCGTCCACGCCGCCCTTATCCTGATACCTGGCTATGTACTTGATGACATTACCTTGTAAGAATCCACGAAACGCTTCATCTGTCATCCAAGCACGCATTGCATCCCAAGGTTGAATAGATTTGTCGTAGTGTTGCGGCGTAGACATTTGTCTCTCCTATCTGCCCGACTAGGATTCGAACCTAGACTAAGAGCGTTGGAAACTCCTGTGCTACCGTTACACTATCGGGCAATGCCAAGTCATTTTTCAGGCTGCTGCAAAAAAGGCAATAGCTGTTCAATGATCGGATGCCGCACAATACACTTGTCACTCAATCGCACAATCTTCAAACCATCAATGTTTTTATTGGCCACACGATTAACAAACGGCATCAAACCAGATCGAGGACCAAGGTCAGATTGATTGGGATCACCACACAAAATCATTTTGCTGTGTTTGCCGTTAAGCCTTGTCAGCACCATGGTTAACTGCACCGGATTTAAATTCTGGCACTCGTCAACCAAGATCAAATCACGCAAACTTCTGCCACGCATGTAGGATATTGGGCAAACCGTCAAACATTCGTCGATACGTTTCCTATCTATAGTTGTTTTGCCTACGATATCATCTAATGCGTCTATTATAGGCGCGAGATATGGACCTAGCTTTCCTTCGTGCGGGCTATGCGCATCGCCAGGAAGATATCCCAAATCTTCCATTGCTATAGCAGGCCTTGTAACAAACAACTTTCTGTATTTCTTTTCCAATATCATTTTAGCGCAATAAGCTACAGCCGTGAACGTCTTCGCCGTACCCGGCGGACCTAGCACGATAATGACACTATTGCTTGCAATAGCCGTCCACAGGTCTTTCTGTTCTTCATTAAGTGGAGCGTAGTAATAGCCGCGAACATCGCTAATAACATTTGTTGTCGTTTCGGTTTTAGCCACCGCCTTTCTTTTCTTGCTCATGATTGACCTCCTTGCGGCCCTGCTATTCCGCATAAGCCGCTATTCCCCAGTTCACCAGCGTATAATCAGATGTCGTTGACCATCGTTTTTTAAACTTAGCCAGCGCTTCCGTTATTTCGCCGTTCATTGGACAGTTGTAAATGATTTTCCTTGGTACAAATCCTTTCACCAACACATAATGATCCGTAACCAGGCACATGACAGGAGAACCCTGCCGGACATGGTGCCTAAGCATGTTGACATCAAAATTTCCTGAAATAACTCTCAATCCTTTTTCCCTGAGAAAGCTTTCTATCGTCCTAACTTGCAAGCCATCAATTACTGAACCTAATCCCATTATTCCTCGTTTGTTCTGCTCAAGCCAATTCAAAACCATTTGGACACAAGCCACGCCACAATCACAATCCAGCCTTTGATAAATTGGCTCGATATTTAACATGGCTTCTCCTAGCTGCACTCACGAGGAATCTCCGATCTTCCAAAAGTGGTGTTGGTCGTCACCTTCACCTTGTCATTAGTAAATTCCCAAATCTCTCCCGTCGCTTTAACAATGCAAGTAAAAAGCTTTTGTGTTTCAGAACCATATTCAGTAACAAGCCAAATTGATGCTCGACCTTTTGGTGTTTCTACCTCAACATGATTCCTCGGTTCATAAATACAAATCATCTTTTCACCGTGAATTTAATTCGCTCTTGCCACGAAGGGTAAAACACATCACCCCGGACAATTAGCGTTGTGTCTTTTGAAAACTGCGGATCAACTGTTTTGCTTGGAGATCGCAACAACTCATAAGACTTATCATGCACCACAACCCTACTCTCAGTCATCCATGCCAATGTTCCTTCCGGGTCAGGCTTAACCTGACAATAAAAAACTAAACAATCTTCTTCCATTGATTGTTCCTTAACTACGTAACAAACAGGCAATTTAATTTGATCACAAGCCAGGCTCGTGCCTGTTCGCCTAATAATTCCAATCTTATCTTTGATGAAATTTTCCCAATCCTTAGATTTCTTTTTTAACATCCATTTAAAAATGAAAAGTTTAAAAACAAAGGAAATCCAAGCAAAAAACTCACGAATTGCAGAGGTCATGACTCAACCTCCATAAGTTATTTGTACCCATCAAGTATTGTCTCAACTTCTCCCTTGATGAACAACACATGCACAGAAACTTCACGTTTGCATGGCCAATTTAATTCTTCAAATTCAAATCCGGAATTTAACAAACTTTGCTTTTCATCTTCTTGTAATTCCATCACACCAATTGAATCAGACCTGGCCGTGTTACGCTGCGCAAACTCTTTGGCCAAATAAGGAGAATTGAAAACAGGAACCACTTGCTTATTGTCCTTTGTATAAACCAACAAAGGACAAATTCTTTGTTCTTGCAACTCATTCACAAATTCAATTTTCGTCATGACACCGCCTGACGATAATGCAATCCACATGAACTAAAAACCACCCCCATTATCAAGCCACTTCAACCTTTCGGTAGACTCCCACAGCTTGGCAATATCATCATCAAAAAAATGCCTGAAACGTTTAAGCACTAAATCATAATCCGCCCTGTCCACACTATTCTTGGAATTAACATATTCAGACAAAACAGCATACAACTCTCGATACTTGTCCAATGGAAAAACTGTGGCAGTTTGATCGTGCAAAGAATCAAATCCAGGCTTGATAATTAACTCAACAATCTGTTGCTTGAACGCTGACAAAAGCTCATCTAACTTGCTAGCGTCAAACTCAAATTCTTTTTTTGCTTCTTCAGGAAATGATGGATCACATTTAATTTCAATCTGCATTCCATCCTTCCACTTGATAAGAAAAATCGCTGACAGATGATCAATGCCATAAGTCAAATTTGGAACATCATCCAACATCAATTCATTCCTGATGTCCGTGGCAAGCTCAACAATCTTTTCAATATCCATCGACTTCACAAATTCAAGAAAACTTTCTTCGCCTTCTTCCACATCCTCTTCACTAACTTGCTCAAGCCAGTAATCTTTTAAATCCGAATACCAGCTAATCAAAGCTGGCTCGGTATCCTGAAGCTCATTAATCAAACTTTCAAGTTCATCTTGGAATGAATTGACGTCAGAATCACCCAGCTGTTCGATTGTGTAAGCAATAAAACCAACGAACAGCTGGGTGATCATAGCTACCTCGGATTTGTAATCGAAATTGAGGTATCAGGATTAGCCATATCCCCGCTGCGCACTTCCTGCCCTTCTCGCGCATCAGGACAAACTTTCAAACTGACACCATTGGTTAATCTGAGCCCGTAATTGTTCGCAACAGCGAACACCTCGTAAGGTCGATGCGAACTTAGGTAACTACGCGCCCACTTAATGAACCGATCACCATCACAAGATAAGCCATAAGGTTGGCTCGTTTCTGTGCGATATATCGTTTCCAAATGATTGATTAAGTCAGGCATATCACCAAAAAGAGTAGCATCACCTGTCGTAACCATACCCTAACTCCTTCCGTCTTTGCAAAGTTTGAGAAATCGTTATAGTCAAACGTCAATCATTCACACCCAGGAATTGGGCTAAACCACCACCCAATTGAACCTTTGTCAAATTAGCCTCCTTAGCTAGTTTATTCAAAGTAGCAACTGGTGGTTTGAGGTCACTAATCATCGCGTAAGCTTGAAGCCCTGGCGATGACCCAATGTAAACGCCACGATGCACAACACTGTTGCCGCCCTTGAGCGTCCTATTCATCTGGGTAAACCCGGCATCGAAATAATCGAGGCTCAAATTGTCCAAATGATTTTGATCGCCAACAAACAAACAAGCGCCCTTCGTGCCTTGCTTCAAATCAACTTCAGCCAACACATTGTTGGTAAGTTGATCGCGAATAGCTGCACTAATGTCCGCAGGACTTGTCACATTCTGCAAACTGGCTGCTCCCATCACACAAATGCCATGATCCAACAATTGAGCCAATTCGCTGCGGTCAAAGGTAATCAAAGGACTGTGAACGGCAGCCAATTGATTAAACAAATGGAACAACTGGCTAACCGTGTTGTTGGCCACATTGTAAAGTTGCGTCATGCCAGGCCTGTAAAGCTGATTGATCCTGGCATTGTCAATCAGAATCAAAGGACTGACTTTCAACTCAAGCAGCTTTTGGAAAGCTGTTACAGCATTACGACATACTTGCTGCCCTTCAGTAAACGAAGGAATGGAAGCAATGACTCCAACCCTAGGTTGTTTGCCTTTGCTCTCCATGTACTCGCGAGCAATTTGAATCAGCTTGCCGCTAGTACCAGAACCTGTGCCGCCACCTAACCCAACACAAATTAATCCATAATCCATGGCATTGCCCCAAGACTTTTGGAGCAAATCCCAAATCTCTTCTTCGTGTCCATTCATGGCTTGCTCTGCAAACCTGGCATCTTTGGCAGCACCACCAAGTTGCAAAGTGTGCCGATGAATTTCTTCCGGCAAACCTTGGAAATCACTTTCAGCCGTGTTAAACAAACCAACACGACGATACCCAATGCGATAAAAACTAGCTGCAAGCCTGGCACCACCTTGACCAGAACCAAGGAACGCCATGTTAAATGCAACATCGTAAGGGAATGTGTCATTGATGACGACTTGCTGTGCCGCAGGTTTGTGTGCAGCAGGATTTAATGCCGCAGCAACATTTCCAATGTTTACCGCGCCAGGGACAGGAATATTCGGAGCAGCTACCGGTACAGGTGAATGCACAGGTGGAGCTAGTTCTGAACTAACTACCGGATTTGCAGGTAATCCAGATGCCTTGTTTAACGAATCATGCATTTGCTGCTCAATCGAAGACTTAGGATCAGACATGACAGTTCCTTTCTGTGGAATTGGAAAAACCTTAGTACCGCACTCACCAACGTTACGAATGCGTTCCATACTGCAACTCAAGTGACAGAAGATAAAAAAGCATCAAGTTTTTCAAACTGCTTTTGTTTAACCTCTGCGTTCGTCATTGTAAACACATTCTTGAATAATTTCAGGTGTTTGTAATATCGTTCCAAACGATGCTTTCTCAAACCTTTCACATAATCTGGCGTTAACTCATTGTTCCAACTTTGCAAACTAGTTAAGTCTTCTTCTTCAGTTGCTTGTATGTCTATTACCGTGTCGATATGCCCTACCCACAGATTTAAAAACGCAGTCATGTGTAGACTGCAAACAATTGCTGGTTTATCGAATTTGGCTAAAAATTCAGCAGGACCTGGATAAGGCAAATCAAAGAACTCAGGTAACGAGTCACTCCAAACGCTGACATTGTTTTGTTCGCAGAAATTGTAAATCAAATTCAAGACTTCAATGTTTTGACCATTTGAATTTAATAACCTGCGTCCGTCAAAAATATCTACGTCTTGTTTTAGCCAAACTATTGACCAATTTTTTCCATGTAAGTGCCGAGAAACATAATTAAAATAGGCACCATCAGTTCCAGCAATTAAGACATGTTTCATGCGCTCTTCTTACCGTGACTGATGAAATCAAAAAATGTTGATTTCATTCTTGAACCTGGAATCTTGCCGTACTCTTGTTTTAGTTTCCACGCCACATAATTAAAGCTCAGTTGATCTCGAAAACTGTGATTCTCAATTTGACTCCACCACAGTTTGTTAAATTCCGTAATTTGATCGCACTGCTTTCTTAAAACACACGCTGTCTCAACTAAACCGTTGTACGGAGGATATCCTTCTTTTCTATACGCATTTATTTGATTAGCCATCAACTGCGGATTATCTTTTCGCAATTTGCGACAAGCCTGCATTTCTTGGTAAATGCAAGTTCGTTCTGGATGTTTAAACGAAGCAAGCATGTATTTGTTAATTAACGGATTAACCAGTTGTTTTACTAATGGAACTGGTTTTATTTGTTGAGAACCGTCAATCCATATGGTGTAGTCTGCATCTAAATTCAAAACATGACTATTTACTTTGTGGTATCGCGCAGTTCTTCTTTTGCACAATGGATGTTTCCAAACTAATGGGCGTAACTCCCATGTAATAGCAGCACCTGATGAAGTAACCTTTTTTGGTGTGTCACCTTTCAAAGGCGAATCTGTAAACAATACAAATTTTATTTCTTCTTCATTGCAACCAATTGAAGCCAAAATCGTATTCTCAACGATGTCATATTTATTAGTCACGCAACTATACAACACAACTTTTTTCATGCTTGTCTAAACCATTTACCTAGTTTATAAGTATCTCCGCGAGATACAGCACGATAATGAAAAATAAACGAACTTAAACAAACAGCAGACTTCATTCCTTTTGCCGCCCATCTTGATTGCAATTCATCTTCATTGAGCGTCATAAGCGGTGTAGGATTTCTACGACCATCTGCTGTTTTTGGGTTAACTGGTCGAAAATAATGCTGTGCATCGTACATGCCTTTCTGCCAATCAGTCATTTTTGCAAAAAGGAAAAATCCATTTATTCGACTTTCAATTACTTTGCCAAGATTATTTTTATACAGAGTTGAAGCCACTTTGTTTATTTCTACTTGCGAATCTGTTAAACGATATCCGGCATAAAATCGACTAATTTCTTGATTACCTTTAGCCGTTATTCCTGGCGCATTAGACAAAGGTCCAATTAAAGAATAACCATTTTCAGCTGCATGCAATAAACCTGCATGCCAATTATTAGTAAATACAACGTCATTATTGCCTGCTATTGCGTGAGTCAAATTCAATTCTTTTGCTTTGCTCAATCCTGCGTTCCAACTACGCGTCAACCCACCGTTTTTAGGAAAGTGAATAAAGTGAATTTCACTTCCTGGTAATTTAGTTGCAATTGCTTTTAAAGAATTTTCATAGGCATTTGACCAATTTGCAGAACCGTCATCAACGACGATTGCGACACCGTTCGGTGTAGTGTCAAAAAAAGATTCAAGAGATTTCTTCGTGTACTTATGCAACACAGTAGCGTTATAAGTAGGGCAGATGAATCCAATACGAATCATTTAAAACCTCTCAATCATCCGCCCTGTTGTTGCATTGCCGCACCGCCTTGCAATCGCATTTGACCTCTTATCTCATCCAACTTAGCCCGCACAATTGAATGCAACGTTGGATTAAATTGCTTGAGCTTGCGCAACTGGCTATCTTTAACTGCTTCAGGCAAACCAAGAAGTTCTTGTGCCAGGCTAGAAGCAGCAGCTTGCAAATCGTTTGGCGTGACGGGAACATTCGGTCCCATGGTTTGAATATAGTTATCAACCGGAGTACCGCCTGCACCCATAGCTGATTGAGCATCGGGTCCAACAGGATTTCCACCGCCTTGCGGAGGCGGCGCACCGCCACCACCGGCAGGAGGAGCGCCGCCACCTGCTGGAGGCTGACCCTGCATTGCAGGATTCATACCCTTTGATATTTCCGCAGCAAAACCCGACTGCTCCATTTCTTCTTGTTGTCGTGCTTGCATTTCCTGTTGTTGCCGAGCTTCGTCTGCAATAAGCT